ATAGGCATACCAACTAGCGTACAAGGTTGGTGGTTAATGGAGGTATAATAAATGCCAAGTTACAACCGTATAAAAGCGTCAAAAGCCAGTCCAATTGGTACAATAATGCCATGGACTGGTAGTACCAGTGAGTCAGCACTATCTCCAGATGCTATACCAAAAGGTTGGATAGTGTGCAATGGAGGTCAATTAAGGGCGAGCGATTATCCTGTATTAGCACAGGTACTCGGTAATCTATATGGTCCTGTAGTGGAACCTGGTCAACCATTTGTTGGTATAACTAACTCATATCCAAATTATAATAATGATGATGTTTTTAATCTACCACTATTGAATCAGCAAGTTCTCATAGATTTAGAAAGTAATCTATTAACAGGACAAGAGTTGAGTATATTTGGACAATATGTTTCATTAAATGGTTTTGAAGGTCAACAACCAGTATCTAATGTCTTATCATATATTGACGCACAGTTTACAACAACTGTTGAGGCAGAATTATCAGGAAAAATAAAGGGTATTTCTATTGAAGAACCATCATTCTTTGATACTATTAGAACTATCAATAGAAAATTAGGTGTAGAGCATACTGCACCACACACTCATCCCAGACCAGAAAACAGTGTTTATCCATCTGTGGAATTAGCTGGTAGTTATCTAGGTTTATTTGAGGCTGGAACATTTGAAGTTCAAGATGGAGAATATCAAACTGGTTCTGATAGAGGACTTACCAATACAGAACCATTAGCAGATACTTTCAATCCTGGCACGACTACATGGACTGCATATGATCCCGCAGCATCATCATTAGTTCGTTGTGATAATCATAATCACTTTGGTAATGCACCTGATTTAATACCATTAGTTCCAAGTGGAACTCGTCAAGTTGCATCATATGGATATACTAATGAATACACAGATGATAACTCATGTGTAAATGCATCAGGAATCAGACAACCAGCAGTTACTGCTCCATTTCCACCACCTGGCACATACTTAGGAGCAAGAAACTATTATGTATCTGAAGAAGTTCCTATAAGATTAAGAGGTAATGGCATTACTCCTCCACCAACCGACCCACAAGATTATTATGGTGCAATAGGAGCAGGAAGAGATTATCCATATCCCACAACATTAAGTCATAATGGTGATGCCTTTACAGGCACTAGTTTAGGATCTCATAATCACTTTACTATTGATATATCAATGACTAAAGGACAAATGAATATCCCTAGTACTTTACTCATAAATAATATGACTACTGGAAACATAGAACCTATCAATGTTAACAGAGCACTTAGTGTACAGGTAAACCCTAATACACCATCCTTGGTCACTTTGTATATCATCAGAGCATACTAATGGCAACATTATATTCAAAAGAAAAAGGAAAAGTAGGAACACTCACTGGTTCTATTATAAACTGGTCTAATCAATTAAATACATCAGATCCAGAGGATCTAACCATATATGAAACTCTTCCAGCTGGTTATTTAAGATGTGACGGATCAGTTTATGATGCTGGAGCATTTCCAGAACTCGCTACTATATTAGGTACAGGAGTAAATTGTAGATATAAAAAACCAGATACAACATTACTTGATAATCAATTTCAAGTACCAGATCTTGGTGCCAAATCTACAAAAACATCTTTTTCATCTAACTTAGGAGATTATCAGGATACATATCTATTCAATGATTCTAATCAAGAGATAACAAAATCTGGTATAGGATTAGAGGTTAGTAGTAATATAGGAGAGACGTTCGAGATACAATATCAAGGTAACTTTTTTCTACCATCACAAACAATTGAAATTACTGGTCAACCTGGTTTTGCCAGATCCAGTGGTAACTATACAGAAGAGACAGAAGTATTACAAAATCAATTTCAACCACACGCACACTTCCATGATGGGTACAGATCGAGAACTGCATCACCATCAAATGAGTTTGGTTTGTTTGGTAGAAACTCATATACATCTAAATCTACTTTGTGTATTATGCCATGGGCAAACAATACAAGACAAGAATTATGTAAGGCAGTAGCATCCAAAGCAATTACTGCGATTCAACCACAAAATGATAGCACCACTTGTGGATTTTCATTTTTTGGTGGTTCTTCACAAGAAGAGTATACATGGTATGGTGCTTGTTGGAGTGGTTGTACTTTTGATCAACAAAATAAGTGTTTAATACCTGGCAATATTCCTGAGTTGAATAATGGAGTTCCAACAGGAAATACTTTACAATTTGGGTGTTCAACTCTTGGAAATCAGTCAGGATTCCCAATATATTATCGTTCAGATCAAAATCCACATACAGGATTTTGTGGTAATATTCTTTACACTGGTGAGATGACTTGTAAAACTATAGGAAATTGTACAATTGGAGGATCAGACTGTGATGGATATACTAATCCAGCTATTAGAGGTGGTAACATATATCAGAGTGTTAGTCCTAACTATACACCAGCAGAAGTAGACTCTGCAACTCAAGTTCCATTTGATTCGCAAGCAAACTCTGTTGTATATGGTGCACTCAATAATACTGTAGTTGATGTAGAAGAATTTGGTAATGAATGTATACACAAACATTTCGTTCCTTTTAATCAAGAAGCACATAATTATACTTTGGTGACAAAACCAACATATATTCCTGCTGATGAAGTGGAATCAACAGTGACCATAGATGTAAACACAGAAAATAAAGCGGATGGTTTTATACAACCATTCTTAGTTCAAGAATTTTTAATTAAATATTAAAATGGCAACGTACAGGAGTTCATACGATAATTATTATTCCGACAAGACAGGTAATCACTCTCCTGTTGGATCGGTTCTTCCTGTGTTTGCTGATCTTAATATGGCATCACAAGATCCTGAGTATTCATATCCACAACATTTATATTGTGATGGTAAAGAATTAAAGATTCGTGATTATCCAGAATTATACAGTATTCTTAAAAATAGATATGGTGGTAGTGCATCACAAAATATAACTCAGTCAGCACAACCTGGCGGTTTGAGAAGAACATATTTTGTGAATGATAAATTATTTTTTCAATTTTATTATGATTCTACAAACAACAAAGTAAATGTAAAAAGACCATATCCATATGGTGCAGTATTTAGATTTTCTATCGGAACAAATCCCTTCGGATCATTTCCAATTGTTGGTATTTTTAATCAGACTACTTTCTATCAATTAAAAGAACCAACAGAAGATGTTAGTGCACAAGCACAGACAAATGAATTTGCATATGAAGTAGCATTTCCAACTGATATTAATGGAAATCCTACTGTCGATTTAACATCAATAAATCAATCTGATTATACTATAGATTTTACATCTGGTTCTAATAATGCTGCATCATTTGCACTTAGTGTCTCTAACACAGGTGAAACTTCATGGAACATAAATGGTACTGATAGAGACGGTCCTGTTTCTGGTCAGAATCCCACTCTTACTTTTGCTGATGGTGACATAGTTCAATTTACTGTTACTACAAATGCTGATCATCCATTCTTAGTTAAAACTGTTAATGGCAGTGGAGATGGTAATCAACTTCCAGAAAAAGTTCCATCTCTTGCATATGGAGTAAATGGAAATGGTGCTGGTGCGAATCCAAGCAATAGTGGTGTAGTAACACTTTACACATCTACTTTATCAGGAGTTACTCTTTATTATAATTGTGAAAATCATAGTGCGATGAATGGATCAATCGCAATTAGTGGTACTGCTGCTCCTGCCATTCATCCTGATATTGTTGTACAAAAATCATTCAGTCTCCAAGATTATCCATATAATATTGGAACATTTAATTTACCAGATTATAGACAAAGAAAGATACTTGGATTTGGTAACGTCAATGGAGCAGGAACATCAACACCAGAAAACGCAATTAACAACTCTGTTGGACAAACTGGTGGTACATGGTATATTCCAAAAAATACATTGATCAATAGTGGAGACTTCTTTGTTGTTGGTGATGTAAAAACCACGGGATATAACAATATAACTTCAGATATTGCTGCATACATCACGGGAAGTGTCAAATATCAGATAGGACCTATGGATGATTATGTCTTTCCATTTCCACCAACTCATAGTCACAGAATGTTAACAGTGGAAGTTGATGAGACTAAATTATCAGAACTAGGTACTGTAGAGGTTGATAAGTTTGCTGTAAACTATGTAACTACTAGAGCAAATATTAATCTATTTGAACCAGCTGGATCCGCAGGACAAGCATTAGGTCATTCACATGGTTTGATTGGTAGACCATTACAAAATGCACTGACAGCAACATATGGTAATAGTAATGGAATCGGTGATAGATTGGGAACTACTGGTGATGAGCAATATCAATATATGATATCAGAATCACCATTGGTAGTTGTTACATCTATCACTTATGATTCCAACACTGATTTAATAACAATAAATTGTAGTGGTAATCACGGTTTCGATGTTGGTGATATTGTAACTGTAAATCAAGCAACACCATCAGAATTTGCTGGTAATTTTACCATAGTAGCAACAGGATTTGGATTATCATCATTTAGTGTAGAACCAAGAGATGGTGAGACACCGCAACAAGCAACAGCTGGTGGAAGTGGTTTATCAGTACAATTAGCAAATGGTTATTTTGCAGAACAAGAAACCACACAACCACCAAGAGCATATGTCGTGGATGGTGACACATTAATTGGTGGTCAAGCAATACAGTTTGATATACCTGGCAATTCATTTATTATATCAGAAACTGATATTGACACACCGCAGGGTGGTGTTGTACCAATTCCAAATCAAAGTTCTGGAGAGATATCAGGATGTAGTATTACTTTAAGGGCACCTGGCGGTGGTGGTGCAGATAGTGATAATGATGGATTAAATGGTGGATATGCAGAAATTGGCATAACTGTTGATGGCACATTCTATACTATTAGAGCTGAAGGCGGTGGTGGTGGAACACGAGGATCTGCAGGAGGTGCAGGAGGTGCAGGAGGAACTTTAATAATTCCAGCAGTATTGTTAAATGACCCACGATTTAATTTTAATGAGACAGATGGTGCAGATGGTGAAGATGGTGGAATACCTGGCACAGGTCTTAATATTTCATTAGGTGGTGGTGTTATTGGTAATATTCCATCAGGATCACCACAAACAGGTGGTAATGGAACAGCACAACTAAAGAGTGTCAGTAATACTGACCCAGAGACAACCTATACAACTGATGGATCATGGACAATACCATCAGCTGGTGCTGGTGAGATAAGCAGGAGTATAACAATTGAAATATCAGGTGCTGGTGGAGGTTCTGGTAATGCGAACTCAGGATCTAACTGTAGTTCAAGTTGGCCAGGTTGGCCTACTACAATATCAGGTAAGAGTGGTGCCAACGGAGGATATGGTGGTAGGGGTGCAAGATTGATTGGTTCAATAGCACAAACAGCTGGAACATTAAATTGGGAAATAGGAAAAGGTGGTAATCCTGGTTTCAATACTAGACAAGGAAATACTTCTGGAGGAACGCCAGGTAATGACCCTGCTACAGGATTACCATGGAATAACTGGCCAGGTGGTATTGGTAATGGATATGAACCAGGTGGAATCACTTCTGGCGTTCTCGGTGCTACTGGTTGTATATCTGGAGCTGGTGGAGCTGGTGCATGGGGTAATGGTGCAACCGCAGGATCTGGTGGTGGAGTAACAGGTTTATTTTTAGATGGTGTTGCAATCGCTGGAGCTGGTGGCGGAGGCGGTGGCGGAGGATCAGGTGGTGGTTATAATGGTAGTGGAACCACTGATGGTTGCTATGCTGGTGGTGATGCACAAGGACCTACACAAGGATTGATTTCAACAACAGGAGCTTTGGACTTCGCAAATGGTGGTTCTGGTTCTACTGGTGGTTGTACTGCTGGTGGAGGTGGTGGAGGTGGATCCGCTTGTGGAATTATTACCTCCTCTGCTGGTGGTGTCGGTGGACAAGCGGGTGTTGGACATAATGGTAACGGTGGTGGTACTGGTGGAACACGAGGTGTGTCTGCATATAGAAGTACTTATTGGGTTGGAGGAGTTTCAGAAGATGGTAATGGTTCACTTCCTTGCACAGATGGATATGTAAAAATACAATTCTCAAGTGTCAATGAATATTATGATAACACTGGTGGTGGTGGAGGACAAGGTTCAGAATTAAATCTATCATTCAGTGGTTCTCTTGCTAGTTCCGTTACATATACTTTACAAGGACCTGGTAATGGTGGTGGAGAAGGAACTAATGGTGGTGGTGGAAGTATAAACATAATATATTTTGGACAAGAGGAAGGAACATCAGTGCCAGGTGGAACTACAAATCCAGCAGGAAGATATTATGAGTGTGATAGCGATGGAAACATGATAGGTAATGCTTTCATTGCTAATGTGTGGCAATCATCAACTGATGCTAATATTACTCAAAGAACTTTCGGTACAGGAAGTGGAAGTGTTGCAGGATTTAGCGGTGTTGGTATCCCATTCAATACTCTGACTAAAATATCAAAGTATATTGAGTTTAAAGGTGCTGCAGCTGATAGTGCTGGAAAGAGACAATTAGAAGTGGGGACATTTGATTTTAGAAAAGTGAACAAAGTAAGATTTACTATAATTCGTGGTAGTAATCAAAATGGAGGAGAGAATCCAGATCAAGCATTAAATCTATTTTATAGAAAACAAGGATCCAATACTGTTACCTTGTTTAGTCAGATATTATTAGCAGCAAATGTTGATCCTGATTGGCAAGCAATAGAACTTGATATTGATGAAGGAGACGCAATTAGAGATCCAGATGTGACATTAATCCTAGAACAAGATCGAGGACCTGTATATCAGACTGCAAGTGCTAACGATGATAATTATGGTTTAGGTGCTATTACATTATTTTATGATCCTACTTTCACTAGCACATTCATATCTACTGGTGGTGCTACTCTTACTGGTAACTTAGATGATGGTGGACAACCAATTAATTCTGATGATGGTATTGATGAAGTAAGAAGAGAAATATCAGCAGTAGGAGCGTCATTAACAGCTACAGATGGTGTGTTTACAATGTCATCATCTACACCTATTACAACAGTCGCTACTGTATCAGCAGAAAATGACATTCCTCTCATAACTAAATACCATAGGGTAAAGTATTTAATCAAGGCATTATAAATGGCAACCATAGCATCACCATCATCAACTACACTATACTTGAATGCCTTTGACAAGACTATTCAGTGTGGAGGTGTGACGAAGACAGTAGATGATGATTATTGGACTAAGGAAATAGTTCCAATATTATATCCTATGTGGGATTCTGATAATGACAAGTTAGAAGTATTCGTGCAGTATAAAGATGGTAGTTCAAGAATGAATAAGACCAAATACTCACGTAATCAAAAAACTGGAGTATATAAATGGATCTCTTATCAGTTTGATCTAACACCATTTACAACAGAGATTACTGATCTTACTAATAGATTAGTAGAAAAGTTTACAGAATATAGACAAGGACAGGAGAATGATTTAGAACGTGCGTTAGCAGCATCATTCTCACAAAATTCAATACTTAACTGGACTAAAGTTGCATTAATTAGAAATTTCTTGCTTATGGACAGTGATTGGACACAACTTGGAGATGCACCTGTTACTGCAGAACAAAAAACACAGTGGCAAGCATATAGACAAAAATTAAGAGACATCCCTGCAGAACAGAAAAATAAGAGTGCTAATACAGTAGTGTTTCCTATTACACCATCAAAGCATGCTAAACTTGACGATGGATTAACTTATCTTGATGATGTATCACACTACTATACTATTCCACAATCAGTTTACAGTAAGTTCACAACTAGAATAGTAAATTATCTTGCATTGGCGATAGGAACAATAGATATTGATGAGATGCCAGTAACTCGTATTGCTAGACCCATGGGTAGTATCAATCCAAACACTGGTGACAATACGTTAGATGATATACTTAAGATGATTGATGAGGGTGACTTCGGAGAATAACTATGCCATTGATATCACTAAATCCTAAAACTAAAGACATGCTTGCTGCTGATTATGCAAAATTAAGTAATCAGCACATGATAGTTATTGACAACAGTAAATATCATACACTCGCATCAGATAAGAAGGCAACTGTACTCGCATACTATGATGCAATCATACCAGAAGCAGAGATTGATAGAATATTTGAATTAGAGCACATATACTATTATTTCCCATCAGAGAAGATAGCATCAGATTATTGTGAGCAATGGTTTCCACAACCACAGAATTTACCAGACGCAGATCATTACATAAGAGCATATGTTCTCAGACCAGATGGAACGATACCATATGAAAATGCAGATCCTACACCACCAGGTTGACAACCTTTAAAAGTGTGATAGAATAAGCATAGTTATTACTGATAGATGAACGTACCTGACACTTGGATGCTTCAACACATGCAATTACAGGCAATCCTTAGA